TAATTGTAATAAATAAGGTGTATCACCACTATATTGTGATAAGTAAGGATCATTAGTATTAGTATTTTTAATTGATTTATAAACTGTATCTTGAGCTAAATAATCAACTTCATACCACGTATTGCTATCAGAATCAGTACAATCTAATATACCAATAATATTTGAATCTTTTAATTCAACTGTGTTAAATTGAATAGGTTCTCCAAATGTATATGTTTTAGTATTGATTGTAGCTGAAATAGCTTTACGGGTTTTCTTTAATAAAAAATAATTAGGATTACCACCTGATAATTGATATATAGTTACTTCAGTTGGATCACCAGAACTTGATACTGAAAAATCAATTGGATCTTCAACTAAAAAAGATATATTTGAATTAAGAGCTGATGATACTCTAGCATTAGGTTCAATATATAAAGCATAACTAAAATCAGGTACATAAGTTGAACCAGATAATTTAGAAGGTACTTGTTGATAAAAATCAATATCTACTAAAGCTACACCTGTTACATTTGGTTTGTAACCAAACATATAAGCTAACTCGTATAAATTATTTGTTTGACGAGCGTATTGTAAGTAGGTTTCTTGAAACTGATTATCTAAATAAAATGATAAAACGTCACCTACATAAGCTGCCATTTCCATAAACATCATACCTGGTGATGCTGGTGTGAAATCATTATATGTAGTTGGAAAATACGTTTTAGCGTAATTTACTAAACTAGATCTTAACTCTGTAAAATCTTTATTTAAGTACTTTATATCTTTAATTGTTGCCATTAGTTAAATGCTATATCTAATTGATCGCTTATATTAGTATCCGCGATTGTATATTTTAATGTTACTACTATTTGATTATAATCTGGATACTCTACTATATCTAATGCTCCTACTATTACATTTGGGAAAAATAAATTTAATTGAGTTTGAATATCTTCTTTTAAAAATTCAGTAGTATTTGCGTTTATTTGTTCAAATATATACTTTCTTAAATTACCACCAAAAATAGGATTTAAATAACGTTCAGTGGTATTAGTTAAGAAAAAATTTATTAAATTGTTTTTAATAGCATCTTTAGTTAAATAAGTGGACTGAAATACTCCAGGATTATTAAAATTCAGACTAGTACCAACGGCTGTGCCTGGTTTAGTATCAATAGGAAATATTTTTTGCGCACCAAATGCCATTATTATTTATTTAATAAACCCATAATTTGATCTAATCCAACATTACCATCAGGTAAAGATCCATTAATAGCATCACCTCCTCTAGGTACAAATGTATTAGCTGTAAGAGTTTCTGTTGTCATTGTTTTACCAGTGACCATATCACCTAAAATATTAGCCATAACTGCTTTTCTAGTGTTTGGATCTAATGGTTTAGAATTAATGGGTTGTACTGATTCTGTAACAGTTCCATAACCACCTTGACCTACTGAGGCTTTAGGTGCTTTAACCGCTTCTAAAAGTATTTCTTTCATTTCTTCAATGAATACTTCACGAACGGCTTCTTTAATGATTTTTTTAAATTCTTCTGATTTCATCGTGTTATAAATATTAAGTTAATAAGCTTCTAAATTATCTCTATCAATTATTAGTTTTAGTTCATTAATTAGTGTTTGATCATCAGTTGTGAATGATAATTCAGTTTGAATTAATGTAATACCGTCTTGATTTTGACCTAATGCTCGTCTACGAATTACTGTAGGAGTATATGGTACTTCTTCGATTATAATATTAAAGCCTTTGTAAGTTGTTTCATTTTGTGTTTGTGTTGATTTAGCTTGTATTTCTGCTATATCTTGTATTTCCTTAGATACTGGTGTTAATTTATTATTAGGATCACATTTTTCTAAAAATGTATCAATTGATTTTAATAAAGCAGTAGCTATTAATATAAAACCACCAATAATAGAAGCAACTAAAGCAGCTCCTCCAATTATAGATGTATATTTTTGTAATTTAGAAGTACCTGTAGTTGGATCTATAATCGCCGCGGTTCTAGCATTATCTAAAGTAGCTAAAAGACCAGGTAAAGCGGGTGCAAGTACAGGAAATGATACAGCTGCAACTTTTGCCGCTATTTTAGCTATATCAATCGCTTTTATAGCACCTTGTAAAATTGATAAAAATGTAGCAACACCAGTTAATGATAATGTAATAATATTTAAAGTTCTACCTATTTTATTTAATTGACTAACTATTAAATCTCTTTGTTGTCTTATTTTATCTAAAGTAACTTTGTCAGGACAAGAATCAGTACTAATATATTTTTGTACATAAGTAGCTATTAAATTTTCTAATGACGGATTAATTATAGTTTTTACTTGATTACCTATTACTAATAATAATAATGGTAATTTATCAATACCCATTGCCTTTAAATCATTTGGAGTGGCATTTTCAACTTCAGTGATATTTACTGTAGTAGTATTAGATTGAGCTAATGATGCTTGTTCATTTGCTGCTTGTTGTAATCTATTCTGTTCTAGTTCTTCTGGTGTTGCCATTATACAGTTTTAACAGTGTTAGATTTTAATTTTTCAAGATTACCTTTAATTTCATCTAGTTTACTTGACACTAAATTAGCTACTAATGTTACAGGTATTAAAGCTCCAGGTTCACTTTTAATAACTACTTGATCAAAAGCATTTAAAAATCCTACCATATTATCAAGTATTGATGTTAAAGTAGCAATAGTACTATCACCTAATAAAACCGGTTCAGTGGCATTTTTAGAACCTAATAATACAGTACTTGATTGAATTATAGTTGTGGGTGTATCAATATTAACTGATTGTATAGCGTTCAAATTTACTGATTTAATAGAACTTAAAAGTAAATGATCTTTATTTGTATTTAATACTATACGTCCTGAATTATATATTATTTGAGGACCATTAAATTTATTTATATCTTGAGGTGGATTACTAGGATAACTAAAATAACTTACACTAGACGCATTTAATGGTATAGTTTGTGTGCTAGTTAAATAAATAGAAGTTAAATCATTATTAATATCTTCAGTTATAGGTATCCAACCTTCATTGTTTGCTTTTACTGATTGACCATTTCTAATAATAGTAATAGGATCTCCTGATGTACTTGGACCTTGAGACCAATTATTTAATCCTACTGATGGTAATTCTTTAGTTTTAATGGTTGAACCAAAACGAATACTATTACCCCATCTTCCTTCTTGTATTATATCACCTTCAAAAGGTAATAAAGGATGAATATTTGAACGTTCAATAAATGTATTACCTAAATTAATTTCGGTTGATTTATCTGTTACTCGTCTAACACTACCTAATGTAGATTGCTTGTAATCTTTTTGTTGTGATGGAGGAGGTATATTAGCATTAAGTGGATATCCATTATGATGAGGATGATTCCATAAACTAACAGTATTAATATAATAAGATGTTTTTTCTGTTACTGATTCACCTATATTAGTATTTGGTAATTTTATTAAATAAACTACTTCATTTATTAATGGTAATGATTTAATATTAGGAGATACAGGTCTAGCTAATGGCCATACAGTACTAGGAAATAAATTAGGCATTTCTATTGAATCATATTCAATAGTACCTAATCCATTCCATCCCCCTGCATCTAAAAAGCGAGGATGTGATTTATCTAATATTATACTTTTAACCCTAACAGCAATTATTAAACTACCTAAAGAAGTAGCTACATCAGTAGGATAATTTTTATTACTGGTGTTTAATCCGTTATTTAATGATCCAAATCCATAAGCTATATCAACCATTATCTTTACTTATTTTATCTATTTCGGCTAATAGTTGTGTTTTTTCTTCATCAGATAAATCAAATCCATTACCAGCTTCAGCTGAGTTAGATAAAGCACGCTGGATAATAGTGGCCATTTTAATTAATTGTTCATCATTTTTAACACTTATTTCTAAGTATTCTTTAATTAAAGGTACAATTAATGTAGCATCACCGATATCATTAATTAATGGTTTTAATTCACCTATTAAAGTTGATATTTGTTTCTCTTTTTTCTTTTGATTATCGTATATCTCGCTTAAGATATCAGAGAATTTTTTGTTTCCAAAAACAACTGATTCTAAATTACTCATGATTTTTATTTATAAATATGATACTTAGAAATTTGTATATCCGTTTTCAATATAAAATAAGTAATGTTCTTTAAATATGTTGCCTAATTTATTAGCTATTTTAGTAATTTTAGGTGTTTTTACATCAATTATTTCACGGATGTATATATAAAGTGCCTTTTTATTAAATATATCTAATACCTCACGTTTACGGAATAACTCAAGAATTGCATCAGCTATTTTAGCATCACCATCTTTAGGAAATAACGTTTTTAAGTTATTAGAACAATATTCAGTATATAGTGTTAAGAACTCATTTAAGCGCTCATTAGGTGGGATATCATCGATTTCATACGAATGTTTTTCGTCTTGCTCTAAATCCTCAATTGGTGCTTTATCTATACGTTTTTTATAATTTTTAGTATTAGATATAATTAAATATCGTTTTACAATAGTACCAAAATAAGAATATGCTTTAGCACCTTTACTTGGGTCAAATAAATGAATTTTACTTAATAGAAATGTTATAATTTCATGTTGTAAATCTTCAATATTATCTACCTCGGTATAATAAAATTTAAACGTATGTATAATATTTTCCGTTAGCTTAAAAAAAGCATAATGGATTCTTCTATTATAAATCTTATCACGTTCATCAAAGTCTAAAGACTTATTATAAGCGACAATAGCATCTTCTGTATCTTGAGTAAAGTACCTAGTAGAACTTGGGTTCTTAGGTAAATTACTAGCGTTTATTATTGAACTCATTTAGTGTTGCTTGTATGTTTTTTACTTCTTTAAAAAAGAATCCAATTTCGTCATCGGCTTCAAATGAACCTTTATGATCAATTTGCTTTAATTTAGCGTCAGCTTTATTAACTGTGTCCATAAGTCTAGATATAAATTCGTCTTGAGATATAATTATATCTTCTGCTTGTTCATTTTTTCTTAGAAGGTTAAAGGTCGTGAACCCTAGGATCACAACCAATATACTTAATATTGTGTATATCATTTTTATTCGTCGAAGAAATTAGACATTACATTTTTTAAACCTTCACTTTTAACACTACCTAGTGCTTTAGATTTAACAGGTGTCTTCTTATCTTCTTTTTTTAAACTAAAATTTGATTTATTTTCTGATCTTGGTCCTAATAATTTAGGTAACCATTCTCTTTCGAATTCAATTCTTGCCGCCATTAGGTCAGCTTGATGAACTATATAAATTAATGAAGTACGAGGTCTAGTTTCTGGCATCCATGACATTAGATAAGGCTTATTAGCTTCATCATATAAACCATCATGTAACTTAATAGTTAACATCTCATTTTTAGTAATTGTAATTCCTAGCTGAGATAATATATATAAACCACGGTCAGGAACAGACATAAACTCTAAACGATCATTAAACATATAAGGTTCATTTAATTTCTCACGTCTCCATTGGTCAGTTTGAGGTAGATATGCTTCTTCTTCAAATGTTCCAAATTTACCTAAATCATGATTCATAGCTGAGAATACTAATTCTTCAGTAGAATAAGTATCTACTACATCCATTTCTCTCCATACACGATCTATTTTTAAAGCACCTTGAATTACTCTATTAACATGATCTACATAACCACCAGGAAAACAATTATGATATTGAGGTTTATGAGCAGCAGGCATCATCATAAAACGTTCAGAATATTGTTCATAAAACGCTTTTAATTTAGCACCACGGTCTCCCATAATGTACATATCAATATAACCTAAGAACTCTTCCCAGTTACTTAATATTTGTTCCGGTTGTAACATATTAGTACTTATTGATTTCATTAGGTGTAACAGGTTCCATATTAATATAAGATTTCATTTGCTCAATTAGATCTCTACAAGATGTAATCATATCATCAAACTCATCTTTAGTTCCTTGGCGTCTTAATAAGTAAGACATTTTGGTTAAATTAGACTCCAAATTCTCTAATTTCCTGTTAAAAATTTCTCTATTTCTCATATGTTTATTTATAACCACCCATTTTATTCTCTAGGTGCTTTTCTTATTCTTGTTTCGTTCTTATTCCCTATCTCTCTTAATCCTTAAAACCCGTATTCAAAATATAACGTTATTTACTTGGGGAGCCAAACTTTAGGAGAATTTTGTTTACCTCTATTTCAAGTGATTTTAGATATGCACAATCCTCATATCTTTCTATTGATTCAAAGTAGTATAAACAACGTTTAACACTAGTCAACAGCATATGGTCAGCTGCTAAGGTAATGTAATATAGGTGGGATAAGTCGGTAATATCAAGTCTTTTAATGTATGAGTATGCTATAGAATAAGTTAAGTATTCAACTGTGTCTTTTACTTTATCCTTATCTATGTCATGTTCATCTTCTAGTGAGTCTAGAAGGTTTTTCATGAAATATTGATAACCATTATTATAATTGTGTATTAATTTTTTAAACATACCAATCCAATAAGATGGAGTGTCCCGAAGGTCTTTTATAGCCTCCTGAAACTCTCCATCATTAAATGAATTAAATACTTTATCTATGTCCATACTCCTGATATATAATAAAGAGTGGTCATAATGCCAAGCTGTAATTGAATTACTTGTATGGTGTGTAAACTGGTTTACCGTTTACTCTAGTACAACGTAATACTTGCTTTCTTTGTTTACCTGTAGATTCCCAGCTAACATGAACCCAATCAGGATTAGCATCTGTACCATACTCATAAATTAATTGATCGAATGTTAAGTGGTCTTTAATGTAATCGAATACCATTTTATTAGATACACCTGTACCTCTACCATCCTGATCTAAATCAGCTGCTTCACCAGAACAATGTTGTGATGTAGCACTAGAACCAGGAGTAACCTCGTTTAATGCTTTAGAACGGTAACCTGAAGATACCCAAATTGGTTTTCCAAAATGTTCTCTTACTTTGTCTAACACGTTAACTGATAATCCTTTTAAACATTCTAAGTGTTCAGGAGTTGGATTGTTTGAAATACCTAAACGTTTTGCTGTTCCCGAAGGAGTTAATTCAGCTAATGTAAAATACTTTGATAATTGCATAATTTTTTGATTTTAGTTGTTTAATAATAAATATTTTAAGGTAACCTTTGTATAGCGTTTTGAAGTGCTCTTTTTAAAGCGATTGATATAGTAGTATTATTAAATGGTACTTCATTATTTTCTAATTCAATAAACATAGATCTAACATCAGTTTCAGCTTCTCCTAAACCTTCATATACTACTCCTTTATAAGTTACTTTTAAATTAATTTGAGTAACTTGAGATATTGATGAAGCACCTATAATACGAATAGTGGTTTTAGGGGCTCCTATAGAATATACTTCTATATCAACAGCATTAGAAGAGTCCGCCAGACAATATCTTTCTGATAGTAATTCCTCTGTTATTTGTTTTATACCGAATTTAATGTTTCGGCTGTTTAATTCTTTAAATTTTTTATTTACAGTTATTTGATTAACATAAACACAGTCGTTTGCTAATAAAGTAAACGGAAGTAATAAGAGTAAAAAGATTAGTAGGTGTTTCATATTTAAAATGTTGTATTAGTGCTATAACCCGGAGCTATAATATAATAATTACTACTACTGCCACTTGTGGGACTAGATATAATAATTGAAGATACACCAGGGTAAGTCAGTTTTAGATTTGAAGTATTAGCTTTAATTGTTGTGTATTCTGATGAAGTAAATAGTCTTGATGTGAAAGAACTTATCCAATTAGAAAATCGTCCTTGTTTTTTAGCTCCAATATAATAAGCATCAGACACAGTAACTTTTCCATCTCCATTTACATCATTTAAATAATAATAAGAACTATTAAATGTTGTTTTACCTAATATAATATTACAAGTATTAACAATATCTGTTGTTTGTAATTGTGAGGTAGGTGTAATAGCATCAATTTGAATATACCATTCTACACCAGTTCCTGATGTTCTATTTAATAAATATAATCCATTAGTGTTAGTATATGTTATAGCATCTAAAACCCATGCTGTAGTAGTTGTAGTTGATACTCCAATTTCATCTGTTTGTAATGAGTAAGTAGATTGAGAAGGACGTTTCCAATGAACTAATAAACCATCTCCTCCTGCATATTCTTGCATTCTGGCTATAAAAGTATACGTAGTACCTGCTATTAAACTTACGTTTCCATACATATATTGACCTACTCCTTTACCACCATACCATTGAATTATATTACCTGAATTCACTAACCATAAATCACCACCATCATCTGATGTTAATCCAAATGAATAAGTACCAGTTTCTTTAGCTACTAAACTAAAAGTAACCTCAGTTGAATAAAAATCACCACCATTAGGAACGGAAGCACCTGCTGAGGTTAAAGTTGAGGCTGATGTAAAGTTTAATGAAGAAATAGCTGCTACTGTTCCACTCCACCATAATACAGTATTAGACCAAGCTGTATTAAATAACCTATCCATTTCTGATCTTGTTGATGGATACTGAGCATATTGATTTGTACTACCATTACTGGCATGTGTTTTAAATATTCTTACTGTTGTATTCCCAGTTGATGTAGTTGTTGTAGTGCGTTTATACAACTTAACAGGTATATTAGCTACTCCTGTTCCATTAGCATTGTAAATATATCCAGAATATGTAAATGTTTGAGCTAACATATTCAATGGTAACAATAATAATATTAACAAATATCTCATAACATTATTTTCCCACCAGTTAATATTTGATAATTTAACATACTTTTATTTAATTCATATACTCCTGAGAAACTAACATTAAACTTAAATGTTTTAGTTATTTTAAAATCCCAAGAACTAAATGGTACTAATAATAAACCACTATTCCACCATCTACCATCATAAAATTGAGTAAATGGTGAGTAAACTCCTAATAATAGAAGATTACCTGTTACTTTTTTATTCACTTGAAATAAATAAAAACCACCTCCAACTGATGATAAGTTTTGAAATCCTTTATCACCTATTTTCCCTAAAGTAAAATTAATACCACCCATAGCTGAAAATTTACCAAATCTATAAGATTCCATTACTGTAGTAGTATTAAGTAAATCATAATCAGCATTTACTAAACTTGAATTAGCAAATATAGTAGTAGAATTTTTATGGGTAGAAGCTGTATAAAAGGTAAGATTAGAATTATTAATTCTTGTTGTAAAATTAAGTAAAAAACCTTGAGCGAATGTATTTTTATAGTTTGACTTAGTCATACTAGCGGTCATTCTCATATTATTTGTATTATCATTTCTATTATTAGTCACAACAATATCACCTGATCCAATTAAGCTACCTGTACTCGCTCTTGCTTCTTTAGATTTAGCAGTAGTCTTACTTCCACCTCCTCCGCCTGAACTTCCTCCTTCACTTGATGTACCTTCAGAAGCATTACTAACTGAGCCTCCTGTATTGTCTGATCCTCCATCAGTAGTTGTACTAGATGAGGATTCTACACCTGTATCTCCTTCTACTTCTCCTCCTGAAGATGGTGTGGTTGGTTTAGGACCAGGTGCTGGAGCAACATTTGGTGTAGGGGTAGAAGGCATAGGTATAGGAATAGCAGTTGCTAAACTTGAACCTACAGATGTAGCTACTGAGGTAACATTAGTTAAAGTAGATATGATATTAGTAGTTACAGCTAGGTTAGTTGATGTAGTTACAACTGTGGTAGTTGCTTCACAGGGACTTGAAGTATTTTGTCTTGCTACTTCATTAATCCAAGTCTCAAGATCACCATTATTAATTTGATTAAAATCAAATGCTTGAATATAACCTAAATAATTAACAGTAATAGTTTGATTATCTAAAAAAGTAAGATCTTTTACTTTACCAGTACAAGGATCACTATATGAATAGTTTACAGTACTTTGGCCTAATACAGCTAAGGGCAGTAATAAAACTAATAGTACTATAAATTTTTTCATTGTGGAAATACACCTTTTTTAATAAGTTTACTTACAATACGAGATGATGCTGTTTCAAGTGATTTTTTAGTAGTAATACCAATTGTTGATTGATTAAATTTAATCTCATCAATATCACCTAACATAGTAGATTCTTTAACAGTAACAGCTTCTCCTAAACCAGACCCAACAATTACTTCTCCTGATTGAGCATCTACAAATCTAACTTGTAAACCTAATGTAGTTGTTTGATCTATACGAGAGTAGCTTTTACCTTTTTGAATATCAAATAGTTCATTTTCAGCTACTGAAAAATCATATACTTCAATATAAACAAAGTAACGAGCTAATTTTATTTTACCCTTACCGTCTATTTTATTTTCTGTAAATCCTTTATTAGAAGCTTTAAATTGAGCAATCATTTTTTCTTTGATTTCTAATTTATCTTCTGTAAATTCAAAACGATTAGTATACTCTAAATATTCAAGTACAATATTAGTAACACCTAAACCTACTCGCTTATCCTTTAATTCAGGATACATCTCGAATAGTTCTTCGTTAATACCAATTTTTAGAATCTGAATAGGAATAACAGGACCACTATAATCAGCAACTAATTCAATAGATTGTTTCTTTTCAAAGTCAGCCTGATATTTTTCAGTTTTAACACTACCCACTTGAGCATTCGCGTTTATAGAGAATGTAGTGAGTAACATTAATCCTAATATTGTAATA